TATCATCCATATCCGCTCTATCGAAGAGGTCTGGCTGTTTTGTAAAGCGGTGGTTTCTATATCTAAGATAAGCGTCTGGGTCATTGATTAAAGTCTCACCTCTGTTTAGAGCTTTGTGTTCTAGAGCGTGACAGTTCATACATAAGATAGCACACTTATCAGCTTCCTTCAAGACATTAGTTAAATATTTAGCTCTCCATTTTCTTACATCCAAACCAAACTCTTTATCTTCGGGATTAAGATGATGAAAACAAAGTATGTCCGAAGGCCAGTGATCTTTACACAACTCACACGTACCTCCTGTCTTTCTTAAAATATAAGAGTCCCTTCTTGATCTCAGCCTTGAATGATGTTTTCTATCATAAGGATTTCTAGCAGGTACTTTAGGCATTGTCCTTCTCCCAGCAATCTTTACTGCACCAGAACTGCATAGGTACTGCCTTGGCTACCTCAGGGGTCTCATGGACAGAGCCACAGTAGTTACACTTGAACATCCCAACGGGAACATCCTGGTCCATTGTCCCTGCTATCCCCACCCCCTCTTCTTTAGAACTCTTCATGGGCCACCTCCTGTACCTCAGGTGCCACACCCGCTACCATACGGGAGGTATCGTCCTCATAGTACAGCCATCCAGCGTGTCCCGTGCGTCCCGTGCGGCGGCACTTCACTAGCTGCACCTTGGTACAGTTCCTAGCGTAGTCGTCCTCCGACATCTTGTCCCTGCTCAGGAGTATGGTATTGAATGCGATCTGATTGATCGAACCGGACCCCTTCATGTCGTACTCGTTGACATCGTGAGGGTCCTTAACGCTGGGCTTGCGTAGGTGTGACACGATGATGATGGCCGCATTGGTTTCCTTGGCCAGCTTCAGGCACCTGTCCATAAAGGAGTCGATCATCCCGTTCTCATTGGACTGCACTGCCGCCTGTAGTGGATCAAGAATCAACACTTCACAGTCCATACCCTTGATTAGATACCTCATACGAGAGAACAAGTCCTCGATGTCTGAGGCTCCGGCATGGTCGTCAAGGTGTATCCTGTCGGTCTCCTGTAGTTCCTCATAGTGAGGGCGGTACGAACTGTAGTCCCGCTCCTCCTCAGGTATCACCTTGATATTGGTGCCACCCACTACACCCACTACGTTCTCCGTAATCTCACCTATGGATGCCTCAAGGAACACCGCTCCGATCCTACGGTTGGTCTCCTTGTACATACCATAGAGTAGGTTGGTGACGAAGGTAGTCTTACCTACGGAGGTCAAGGCACCTATCACCGTGACCTCACCAGCGGCCATGCCACCGTTCATCATCTTGTTGAGAGTACCGAAGGTGGAAGGGAAGGGTATGATCTCTGCCTTGCCACGGGTGACAAAAGCATCCCAACATACCTCGTCGGACAGCGAGACCACTCCTGCTGGCTTGTATTCCTTAGCGTCCCACCAGCACTTGACGAACTCCTGCACCCTCCCTGCCGTCAGCATATCGGCGGCGTCCTTCATGGGCAGACGTACTACCTTAGCCTTGTTGGGAGAGAACAGAGAGACCACCTCATCAGCGGCCTTCTGTCCAGCGGCATCGTTGTCAAAACAGATGACCACCTTATCGAATGTCTCCAGCCACTCAAGGTTCTCCTTGATGTCTTTGGATGCGGAGGAGGCACCCCGTTTGATGCTGACCACGGGCCACTTGCCGTCGAACATCTCGGCCACGGCGAGAGCATCTAGTTCCCCCTCCGTGACCGTGATGAACTTACCACCGCTGGCCCAGTGGCTCATACCAAACAAGCCAGTGTTTTCCAGTGTTCCGGTGGTATAAAAATCTTTTGCATTTACATTACGGACCTTGGTTCCCACTAGGTTGCCAGTGTCCTTGTCATAGTAGGGGTAGTGATGCTTGTCGTCCTCAAGAGTTACCCCAAACTTCTCGACTATTCGTTGAGATATATTTCTATCCTTGATGGGTCCTGATGTGCCGGACATTTCCAATCCTCTCGTTTTCTGGGACCGTCCCAGGTTTTCAGTGGGAGGGGGAGTTGCACCCCCGTCCCTCTCAATATGACCGCACTTAAAGCAGTACCCATGCCCGTCATCGTAGACTGCGAGGTTATCCCCCGTCTTATCTTCTCCGTTACTACGACAGGAGGGGCAGGGTGCCTTGCTTATGAAGTTAGACTGGAGCATTAAAAGTCCTCGTCGTCTGCACCGTCACCACCCTCTGCCATCTCCAGTACCTTGATCTTCTTGAAGTACGGAGCAACACCGTGAGTAGGGTGTGGTTTGCTGGGTTCCCACATTACCCGCACCCTAGAACCATATGGGATGAACTTGGCAATGGACTCACCGTCAGCGTCAAGGACGGAGAAGCCAGGGAACTTGGTTACAAACTTGCGCTGGGGCTGGTTCTTGTACTCCTTCAGCTTCACCCCTGTCTCGGCCAGCTTCGCCGCCTCGTCAGGTTCCAGAGTGAGGACGATGGAATACTTGCCCGTGTCCTGTCCATTGTAACGCTCAGTCTCAGCGAGGTTTGAAAATGCAACTGTACCTTCGGTAATCATAGATAGTTCTCCTTTAGTTGATTAGAGGTGGGCATTGAATAGCGAACATAACGTCTCCCCGTGGGGTCTACCTTCCGTTGTCGGGTAATGACTATCCCCATTTCTTCAAGGTCACTGATCCTACGAGGTAGACTGGCGATCCGATAGAGATCACGGGCCTCGTAGTTAGAGATCGAACGACCACCCTGAAAATGATCCATTAAAAGTTTAGTCTGTGCTTTCATCTTAACTCCTTCTGTCTGATTGGTTATGCTAATATACTACCATGCGTAGGCCTAGGTGTCAAGTCTACAGGTTTACCGTCTTTCCCATAGGCTTGGTCGTACTCTGGAGAGGACGCTATTTGTTCAAAGGGTAGCACCTCTCGCTTGTATGTGTCGCCATACTCCCAGCGACCATAGGTCATGGGTGACTTAGCGGCAGTAAACCAACGTGCATACATATTCTTCTCCTCATTCTTTGGTAGTTGATAAGTCTTGAGAACACGTATCTCAAAATCCTTGAACCTAAATATGGCGTAGGGATTGTCTACGTCTCTCGTCTTTCCCATTGGATTCTTAGCCATTAGTCTGTACCTCCTATCTTTAGTTGATGATCCGTTAATTCTTCGAGCCTCTCGAATACACTCTTTCGGAGCCTCACGTTTATCTTGTGACCTTCGGAACCCCCAGGCCAGTACTCAAGATAGACCCACTTCCTTCCCCTCTTCTTGACGTTGACTATCCTGTAGCCAGAGCCTATCCGTGGTGCCTCATCAGCAAACCATATAGCTTTACGAGTCATGCTCACCTCTCATGTATTCCTTGATCTCCTTATCCGCATCAGTAGCAGACAGGGTACGCTTGCGGGACCTGAAGGCTTTGGGGTGATAGTACTTATCCATCACAACCTTCTCTGGATTCCTCCGATTCTTTGGAGAAGACCGCCTCTTGTTCTTGGTAGACATAACCTTCCTTCCTTTTTTATGGGACCATCCCAGATATTCTTAAGGTTGAGAGTGTCACCCCTGTACGGCCTCCACACAAGGTAGAGAGGTAAGGCCTTTGTGCTATGAGGTCTCGCTCACCTAGTGCTAGGTTCCCCCCATGACACTCTCAGTCTTAAGAATACCTAGGAAATAACTTTAATGAATATATAAAGGATTAATTCCCTAGGCTTCTTAAGTATTCTATAGATCATTCTCCTCATTGTCAAGCGGAATCTTTGAGATAATATTAACATCGTCTATGTACTCAAAGTCCTCCGCTACCGCCTCACCTATTGAACCCATGCACTTTCCGCATGTGTCAAGAGGTAAACCTGTGAACAGATCACGCTTAAGTAATTCTCCGTCCTTTAGTTTAGCGTCACAAATTTTACATCTCATTTTCTTTTCCTTTACTTGTCTTTTACTTACCTTAAAATCTCGCTGATATATAGATCAGGGTCCAGGTCACGATAAAATATACCCAGTGATCCGACAAAACTAATCTAATTTTCTCCCACATATCAAGCACCCCATGTACCAGTTGCAACATAATGCTTATACTTCTTGTCTTTCTCAGTGGGATTCCACCACCAATCCGGCATGACATTGTACCTGCACTCCATCGCCCAGCACCACTCGTCGTACCCCATGCGTCTAACCGCACTCATGCACTGGTCCACTAGTTTCTGTCTGCTATATGCCATAGAGTTCGTCCTCCGGGTCCATCAATAATTCAGGGTGATAATTTACCATGTAATTTCCACCCATGTCAAGTGCCACAAAGTAACTACGTTCTGATCCGTTTTTGTTTGAGTATTTCTCCTCGGTTTTATAGTACCTGTTCTTCTTTGGCGGGATGGTGTACCCTGCTAAACGTAACGCCTTGATAATCTCTTGCGTCTCCGTTTTTGTCCATATGCGTGTTGTCATTTTACTGTTACCTTTGCTTGAGTTTCAATCCATACTTTGGCACCGCAGGACAGCGGCTTGTCTGGACTATACACTATTTTACAGGGACCGTCAACCTCTACTGTGTGGCCGTAGTCGTTTGACTTGTACGTCTTGACCGTGATCACTGGGTTACGCTCTCCAGACTTAGCGTTTGCCTTGATAACGTGTTGATTAATGTGTATTATTTTTTTCATTTGATTATCACCTCTATAAAAAAGATTACCGCCGCAAGTGCCATCGCTAGTGCGACGACATCCACCATACCAAATTTCTTGTCCATTGTCTAGCTCCTTTTTTACCTTGCTTCTGTTCATCTTTTAGTCGTAACAATTCGATAGCCTCGTCATATGATCTCGCGGTTTTAGTCATGGTTTTACCTCCAATTTTCTGGGACGGTCCCAGGTTTAGTGTTTCTTGTACGATACGTTTTTGACGGACGGACTCCAACATGCCCTACAATCCCCACAATTATTCCCGCGAGTGTAGGCTAGGCATTCCTGGCCTATGGGTTGCCCGTGTTTGTCAAATACCGTGCTAGTGTTGTCAGCATTAGGGGCACGACCATTGACCTTGCTCCCCGATAGACGGATCACTAGGTTGTCCGGTGTATTTACGCCACGTATGATGTCTCGTTCCTGCGTAGGTAGCCAATGTTTCACGTTCGGGGTGCGTTTGCACACCTCAATAATACTATCCAACATGGTCCGTGATTGCAGGTCCCCACTATCAAACCATCTATGATATTTGGTCCCCGATCTATTGATTTGAAAAACCATTGCTTCAATCCAGGTTTGTTGGCTAGCATTTTGCCACTTCTCCAGGTTAGACTTGTATCCCTGGTTCACGCTAGGGCGTAGCTTTTGTAGCTTCCGGGCATAGCAGGATGCACAAGGTGTACCCTTGATTTCTGCTAACTTGCTCCCCGTCTTACAGGCGAAAGCATCTATAGCGTATGATGTCCCTGGCATCTTGCTGTTGCCTTTGGATATCTTACCAGATTGTATTGCTTCTTTAACTAACATCACTTGTTCTCCTTTAAAAACCATAAACAATAAAAAAACATAACTACACTTGAAATAAAAAATAACCATAACATAAACATCACCTGTCTCCTTTAGTGTGTCCTATCATACCCCCTGGCCATTGTCAAACCAGGGGATATTGTAGGAAACACTAGCGGCGGAATGCCTCAGGAATTTCCAGAGGGTTGGGGTCCGCTATTTCCGCGAGTGCTTTTGATGCAATCTTCTTGGGATCTAATCCGTTCTGTTGAGCCTCGGCAAGCAATGCAGCGATTACCGCTACATAGTCTACATCTTCCAGGGGTTTTGTTTCCGTTTCCTCGGTTGCTTCCTCGGTTGCTTCCTCGGTTGCTTCCTCGGTTACTTCCTCAGCTTCCTCGGCCACCTCCTCGGTTGCTTCCTCGGCCTTCTGAGCCTTCTGGATAGCCTTCCGAATTGCGCTCAGTTTGCGCCATCCGTTCGCCAGGGCTTCATCTACTACAGGATCAAAATTCTCCTTCACAAATTTGCAATCCCTGGCAAACTCAGAACGCTGCTCCGGCGTGAGAAATACGAACATGTCCGTGAGAACTCCGCTATTCTCCACCATCTTTTTAGTGAGGGACTTTTCCGGCCATGCTCCGCCGGTCTCCGCCTGGATGATTTCAAACATGGGCAGGTAATGCTCCATGACCAAGTTCTCAGCGTGTTTAGCATCCGAATGAACCGCTTGGCGTAAAGCTTTATTGATGTTTTCAACGTTATGCATTGCTCTATATCCTTTTGACTGATTAATGGTGATGACAATAGACATCAATTCTCAGATATTGTCTAGAATTATTTTATGGGATCATCCCATATTTTTCATTTGAGGCCATAAGTGTTGCATAAGTACCACACTGGTATAACTGGCATGAATTGTGCTTAATGCAATAAGTGTGCCAATTGAATTCCTGGGATGTCCCAGGAAATACCCGACAACCACACTCAGGTATTCTTTTTTTCTCATTTCCACAGGAATTCTCAGGTAGTCTCAGGAAAACCACACGCCCAGTGGGGTCATTTGTGGGCCTGAGGAGGCACGGGGAGGGGCCCATAGCCAACCCAGCATTCCTGTTCTACCCTCATGCCCACATGGGAAGCAATTTGGACCACCTAAGAATTACATAAATAACTAAACCATAGTAAAATAACTCTTGACTTTTCAGGACAGGCGGGGTACTTCTAAAGAAATCCTAAGAAGCTATTGACTTTAGGTTATAAATATGATATAATAAAGCTATAAAGAGGTTGATACTTAAGAACATCAAAGTTAAACTTTAAGAAGTTAACCTTTAAGAATTTAAACAAATAACTTATCTTCACATCTTAAGAATACTTAAGTATGCAAACCAGTTATGGTTTGGTCTTTTTAAAATAGTCGAGGAGTTGTCTTATGGCTGGTTATGGTTATGGAAGTATGAAACCTAAGAAAAAGAAAAAGAAGGATGAGGAAAGTAAAAAGAAAAAGAAACCTCGTAAGAAAAAATGATAACCTATAGAGGTGAGAAGTTCTCTGGCTATAACAAACCTAAGCGTACTCCTGGCAAGTCTAAAAAGTTTGCTGTTCTTGCCAAAAAAGGCGACAAGACAAAGTTAATTAGGTTTGGTGATCCCAACATGACAATTAAAAAGGATCAGCCCAAGAGAAGGAAGAGCTTTCGAGCCAGACACAAATGTGATACGTCTCCTCCAGATAAACTATCGGCACGATACTGGAGTTGTAAAAAGTGGTAACTGCCTCCCTACGCAGTAGGAAAAAGTCAGGAGCAAGGAATGTCAGAAACAGAAGAAGAGCAACAGCCCCCCGTTGTAAAAAAGAAGAGAGGCAACCCAAACTTTCACAAGGGGATGCCAGCGTTAAATCCAACAGGAAGACCAAAGGGATCACTTAACAAATATACTAAACTCTCCAGAGAACTTATGTCCACTAAGGGACCGGAGATTGTCAGTAAGGTTATAGAACTAGCACTAGAGGGAGATAGGCACTGTCTTAAGATGTGCATGGATAGAATTATCCCTACCTCCAAAGCAGTAGAAATAACACACGAACATCAGGACCTTGGCGTTAATATTATTATTGAAGGTGTCAAAGCAGTAGAGGCAAGAGAAGCCAAGGAACAGGAAGTATTTGAAGCAGAGTTTCAAGAAGTAGACAAGAATGACTGACTTAAAAGTTACTCTTCACGATGCTCAAATGCAAATCTTTAAGTCCGACAAAAGATTTAAAGTAGCCAGTTGCGGTAGACGGTTTGGTAAAAGTTACTTAGCGGCGTGGGTATTAATTATTAAGGCACTACAGAGTCCAGACAAGGACGTATTCTATGTAGCACCTACGTTTCAACAAGCTAAAGATATTCTCTGGTCTATCCTTAAGGACGTAGGTCAGAATGTAATCAAAAGCACACATGAGAATACTGCAACAGTTACTCTAGTAAACGATAGAAAGATATATCTAAAAGGGTCCGATAGACCAGATACTCTAAGGGGCGTAGGGCTTGCATATGTCGTCATGGACGAGTATGCCTCTATGAAGCCAGAAGTATGGGAGATGATCCTAAGGCCTACACTAGCAGATGTTAAGGGTGGTGCTTTATTTATAGGAACTCCGGCAGGAAAGAACCACTTTCATAAGTTATGGTTAGAGGCACAGTTACCGGAAAACGCAGAGGATTGGGAGTCTTATCAGTTTGTTTCAACAGATAATCCTTTTTTGGACCCAACCGAAATTGACGCCGCACAGAAATCCATGTCTACACAGGCTTTTCGACAAGAGTTTGAAGCAACATTTGAAAGTTTTTCTGGAGGGGTGTTTCAAGAAGAGTGGGTTAAGTATGAAGAAGATGAAGAGTTTGATGAAGAAGTTTCTTCTAAAGTAGGTCATTACGTAGTATCAGTAGACCCTGCTGGTTTTGAAAAAGCAGATAAGGGCAGAGGTCTTAAATCTTCTAAGCTAGACGAAACGGCAATATCTGTAGTTAAGATTGTAGGAGACGAGTGGTTAGTTAAGGATATACACCACGGACGTTGGAACATTAAAGAAACTGCGGAAAAGATTATTGATGTTTCTGAGGATGTCAACGCCACTACAGTAGGAATTGAATCGGGTGCGTTAAAGAATGCTATCATGCCCTACATCGAAGACGAAATGAGAGTAAGGGGAAGGTGGATAAACATAACGGACGTAACTCACGGCGGTAAAAGAAAACAAGACAGAATAGTCTGGGCCTTACAGGGTCGAATGGAACACGGTAAAATTAAATTTCGTAAGGCAGATTGGAACCATGAGTTTATTTCTCAAATGCTAGACTTTCCAAGTCCTCTATCCCACGATGACTTACTGGATTCTTTGGCATACATAGACCAAGTTTCTGTAGCTGACTATGCAAGTTCAATAGAAATAGACGAGTGGGAACCACTAGATACGGTATCGGGGTATTAATTTATGGACGAACTGACGTACAGAGACCCTCAGGCATCCCTAGCGTCATGGGTAATGAACAAGGTCGAAGAGTGGGAAGACCACCGTAATACTAATTATATGGAAAAATGGGATGAGTACTATCGCATTTGGCGTGGTATCTGGTCCTACGAAGATAAAACAAGAGAGTCAGAAAACTCCAAACTAATTTCTCCCGCAACACAACAGGCCATTGAGTCTACCGTAGCAGAGCTTGAAGAAGCTATCTTTGGTAGAGATATGTGGTTTGACATACGTGATGACGTAATGGATCAAAATCCTACGGACATTGCAGTAATGCGTACAATACTCCAAGAAGATATGCAACGGTGTAAAGTTAAAGATCCCATTGTTGAGTCTTTGCTTAACGCTGCTATTTATGGTACGGGCATTGCAAAGATAAACGTAATGGACGAAATTGAAAAAATTCCAGTTGAAGCAGGTATCCCTGGAACTCTTACGACAGATGTAGCAGTTCAAGAAAAAGTTATTACGTCAGTTAAAATAGACTCACTAACTCCAAAAGAGTTTGTAATTGATCCCTGTGTTACTTCAATTGATGAAGCCTTGGGCGTTGCTCAGGTAGTTATTAAACCCAAATGGGAAATTATGGAAGGAATGAAGGAAGGTGTTTACGAAGATAAACCGCTTGGTGACTATGATAAAATGGACTTGGGCTACGACGAAGAATACAGTAACGACTTGGGTAGCGAAGATAAAGTCAAAATTGTAGAGTACTGGGGACAGGTTCCTAAAAAATAC